CTAGGACTGGCCTCGAATGATCTTGTCCAGCCGAGCTTCAAGGCGCGCCGCTGCTGGTGGCTCGATGGCCCGTGCCGAAGCAACTCGGCCACGCAGCTCATTCCCAGGCCGGGTCTCGCCCTGTGCAATCCGATTTTGAATCGCCACGATGGAATTGTGATGCATATTCCGCAGTCGCAACGTGCCATCCCGCCGAATCGTGCCGGTGATAATGGCGGGTTTTCCTGGACGGATGACTGCGTCTTTGGCTGATTGAGTTTGAAGCCCTTGTCGTTGAATTAACGCTTTGATTTGAAACATGAGTGTCTTCGTAGCACAGACTCCAGACAGCGTTAGATCATCAACATAAAGCGTCATCGTTACGCATTTTTCCAAGCAAAGCGCTTCAATTTCGGAAAACAAGCGACGATGCGTGAAGTACGAAAGCAATGGACTAATGCAACTACCCGTCGGCAGGCGACCGTCCGCGGTACAAACCGTCGCCAACAGCCGCGCAACATCAAGAGAGCACCCTAAGTCCTTATGGAAGAAGCTCTTGACGTGATGGTAGGTCGTGCTCTCAAAAAATTTTCGGATATCCATCGCAACCACGGCTCCTCCGCTTTCGAGATGAGCCCGCGCATTTGTGATATGCGATCGCTTTTTCGTCGCCGAGTGCAAGAATTCTGGCCGTTGAATGCAGTCCAGATACTTCACGAGGCGATAGTGAATACGCAGTGTGGCCTCTGTTGGCTCCTGAATATTACGGGGCTCCTTGCCTGGCTTCGGCTGGTCGAGGAATCTGTTGTATGTGGGAGCCATACAGATAGCTTCCAGTTCCCCGACGGGAACATCGATCAAGGCAGCCAGCCGATGAGTACTTGTCAGCTTCCACAGCGGCGATCGTTCAATGGGATAGCGTGCTGATTTGTTTTTCCGCAAACGAGCACGCCCCACTGCCTTCTCGCGTCTATGCAACGGATTCTTCATCGGCAGCCACCCAGTCGAGGACTTTGAGAACTTTCGCCGCCATCGCAACGCGGATCTTTTCGCTACGACGATTTGAGTCTAGTTGTTCAGAGAAAAGCATTAAGCTCGAAACGGGGACGTCAAATACCGCCGCATATCGACCCAGCAAATCAACGGTAATCGCATGGGCCTTCTTGCCAGATTCGATCTCCGACAAATAGTTGTTGGAGATTTCCAGACGCTTGGCTAGTTCTTCCTGGGTCATCTGGTGGTATCGGCGAAGGTGGCGTAGCGCTTTGTGCAACATTTGAACACCTCCATTCAAAACAAGGACTAGACAGGGGTGTCAGTCGTTGTCACCTTGTCACCAGCGATCGAACAGCCGCGACACCAAAACTACAATGCGCAGCCATCCCATCATAAGTGACAACGTCTTGCGACTCGTCAGGACTCGCCGAAGCTTGCCCAAGTTATGCCGCCAAGACACTTCAACCGACTGTCGCCCCTGGTTGGGTATGGTCTTTTTAACCATAAGTACTCCTCATTACCCCGCGGCACGATTGCCTTGGGACCAGTACGTAATGAGAAAGCGAAGAGGGACGACTTTTCCCCTGCCTATCCGTTTCCGCCCGCCGCACCAGGCGGCGGGCGGGGGCGCCCAGAACGCGCGGTCCGGGGCAGTGTGTGGAGAGTTACCCCTCCGCAGACCCGATAAAAGGTCCTGGTACTACGCTGGTTTTGTCTTCAACGCCAACCAGCCTTCAGCATAGCACAATATTCGCTGCTGGCGAAATATTTTCGCGTACAGCGAAGTGGCGTTTAACGCCCGCTCACGCGGCTAGTGCTCGGGACCGACGAGCGCGGGCCCAACCTTTGGAGTCCTTTAGCGAGCCAGCCAACCTCGCAGGATGGCTGCGGCATTACCGGCGGGGAGAGCTACGTTGCCACTTGATCCGATGGTGCGGCCCACCACAAGTCAATCCATTGCGATCAGTTTCAGACCGCGCAGAGCCATCAACAGCGCGATGTTGCTGCCGGTAAGTGGTGCGATATCTCTCCCTCACGCCAATCTGGCGTCGTCACGTCTACCGGCTGGATGCCCAGATCCCTGAGGCGGGCGCCAAGCACAACGGGGTCGCCGGCCGTCAATTCGTTGCCGTCCGCAAACGTAGCTTTGAGCATGTCTTTGCATTGAGTCACAGTGACTTTCATAGAGGCGCTCCCGGTAAGAAGAATCGCAATGGACGGGGCCACTAGGCGACGCGCACGCGCCAAGACTGTCGCGCTCAAAACAAGATCAGCGCAAGTGAAATGAAGCGTGTACTGGTCGACTAGACTTGGTCGCAGGGCGCGTGCGGCGACAATGCGCGCACGCGGAGCTGGCAAAATCCGATTTGCAAGAAGGCATGCACGGAATTGCGGAAGTGCCGGCTCCCCAACAATCTGAGCAATTCATGCCTCATCAGTGCACGGAATTACGTTGGAGCGCTATCGGGAACAGAATTGCGACAAAAACGAGAACAAAATTCGGAAAACGAACGAGCGCGCACGTCAGATCGGGGCCGCATTTGCGACAGAATAATCGGTGGAGCCCCCGGTTACGGGCTGCGCCACCGCGCAATTGGCATGAACAACGGAGCTAGCGCCATGAAGCCGACCTTCAGGGAACGACAGGAACTCAGGAAGCAGTTCACCAACGATGTCGACCGGATGCTGCTATGCATGCAGGAAGCCGGTTTCAAAGCAACTGACGATGAGGGGGTGCGGGCCTGGGCGGAATATTCCGACGACAATTGTGCCGGTTGGCTGACGCTTCCGGAAAGCAATGCAGCCTTACTGCAGATTCTGGTCAAGTATCTGCCGAGCGCGAGGTCACAACCTGTTTGGCGAGTCGCTGGAGGCGAAGCTGCCGACGGAAGCGGTGATCTGATCGTCCCGCTGCCTTGCGATCTAGTTGAACAGTTGGGTTGGAAGGTCGGTGACGAGCTGTCGATTGAAAGGGTTGATCCCGACACCATGATGCTGCGGCGCATCTAGGTCGTATTCGCTTTGTCTGCAACCCTCGATTGGTCGGACGGTGCGGCCTCGTTTTGCTCTCGGATGTAACTTTTCCCATACTGTCTCGTAACGCAACCACAAGCGGGAGCATTTCGGGATGCCAAAGCCGCCGGTCATCGAAGAGCATCAGGTCCGACATCTGTGGTTGTTCGTTGCGCCGTGCGCGGCGGTGTTGATTTTCCATCCGGCGCACGCACGAAAAAGCAAGGGAGGCGTTGAGGGGGTAGCGGTGCCTATAACGCCATCGCACCTGTCGAGCGGCCGTGCCCCAATCCCAGACTGACTCCGGAAGCCGTTGATCCGCGTAACGCAGGCCAACATCCCGCAAGATTCCCTTGGCGCAAGCCCAATGGGAGATGGCGCACGATTGGATCGCGGCCTACAAACACCATGTTGACTCCACGGGGCCGATTAGTCGCTAGGCGCTGTACTCCGTTGGCTAACGCAGCGTCGGCGCGGACGCCGACAGCTGGAGCTCATGAGACCCACTTAACGGAATCGAGGGATCTAATGCGAATCAGCAGAATTCGCCAACGCAAAGCCGGTACCAAATGGCAGAGACGCCCGAATCCGTCATTACGGCACTGCGTTCCGTCAAAAAGTACCGAATTTCGGCCCATGTTTGCGTTGGAGCGGTAATGCGACATTACTCTTTGGGTCTAACATGCTTGGTTCGCATAATTTGTGTTATGTTAAATCGCAAAAAACTCTGGGCCCGCTTACAACAGGCGCTGCGTGCAATCCAGGCACGCCAAGAACCGGCACCCGCGTGACCGACAACACATCAGCAAGTCCAACACCTCCCTCTTTGAAACGCCTGCCTCGAGCAGGCGTTTTTTATTCTTAGCGATCTTCCTGTAATAACGGCGACGAGCCGCGTCCTGCATGCCACGGCGCAGCGTACGGATATGCCAGTACAAATGCCTGATCTCCCTAGCCAGCGCCCGAACCTCGATCTCGGACACTCAACCCCTGCGTGATATCGTTGCGTCGATCTAACAGCCTAGGCGACGAAATGCGCACAATCCTACCGCTCTTGGTCTGCATCGCCATCCCCACCGCCGCAGCACAGACAGTGAACACGTGCAAAATCAACGGCAAAACGGTCATCACCGACAAGCCGTGTGATCGAGCGATGGAAGCAACGATGGAGTTCGGCACACCGGCCGAGCGAGCAGCGAAGCAACAGCGCGAGGAACAGCGGAAATCGAACTGCCTAAGCCTCGCGAAAAGCCGCGCATCACTGGTGGAAACCATGAACTCGCCAGGCGGCGCATTCATGGTGGAAATGATCAAGAACAACCTGCGGACGCTTGACGAGCAGATGGCAGTCAACCACTGCTGAAGAAAGAAAATTGCGTATCGAGATCCAAACGACGCAATTTCATGCGGTCGATCGAGCTGAGGCCTGCGACCAGGTAGGCGATTTTCGACCGCCGGCACGCAACAAAATTGCTCCTAGACCACAACCGCGGGAGAAAAGCGGGCTTGCAGAGAATGGGGTGTTTGGATCCACGCGACCATTTTCCGACGCTCCTAGTCGTACCCGCTGCTCGGTCCCGCCAGCCGCACTAGCCGTGCGACAACGGCCGGAGATCCTGTCCACGCCCCACCTCTACCGCCTGGTCAAAGGCGCGGACACTCCCGACGCTAGACGCTAACCCTCAGGGAAGGCCTCCAGCTCGTCAACACGCCGAGCCCTACCCGACCCTATCACCGTGCGTTTGCGAGGCTCCTGGGCCTTTTCCTGCGGCTTGGCGACGTCCAACACCATCCGGACCTCCTGAGGCTGTGCAACAGGTGCAGAAGCAGGTTGCTGCACGACCTGCACGCGCTCCTGGTTCTTCGGCGCGCGACCATCCGCGTCGAAAGCCTCAAAGAATCCGCGCTTCACCACCTGGTCACACACCTGCTGCGTCGTCTCCAGGTGCGTCCCCTGCTGCGTCCAACACTCACAGCCACCACGGATCTGCACGCACGCAGCTGGCACCGGCACCCTAGACGGCTTGGTCAGGTCGTCGTAGGCCGGCGCGGTGTACTGCAACCCAGCAACGCGAGGCTGATAGCTCGCGACATATTCCTTCGCCGTCATCGGCCCACGCTGTGCAGCAGCTGGTGCACCAGGAGCGAAAGGCTGACCAGGAACTGACCCGGGTGCAGCACCTGCAGCGACCGGATTCACCTGGTCAGGATGCGAGATCTTCCACAGCTTCCAGCCGCCAAAGCAAGCAGCAGCCAACGCCAACACCGGCAGCGCGTACATCAGGTAGTACTTGAACGGGATGCTCTTCTTGTGCGTATGGGCATCAGCGGACTTGTACCAATCGAAGACCTGCTTTGGATACGGGAACGTGCTGTGCAACGCGCGCTTGAGGTTCGCGTTGGTCGGGTCCTGCACCTTCTGCATCTTGTACAGGTCCGCCTTCTGCCGGCCCCACTGGCGAATCAAATGAATGTGCTCGCCGGCGAGCTTCTTCAAATGGTTGTCGACCAGGCTCGGGTCCTGCGTCATGAAGAACAGATCGAAACCCTTATGACGATGCGTCTCAAGCTCAGACACATGAACAGGCGGCTTCGAGCTGGAAGGCCTCGGCGGCATGACCTTCTGCACCTCGTCGATGACGATGATCGATTTTTCCGGGCACTCATGCCACTTCGTTGGATCCTCCAACATCGTCCAAGGCAAAGACAGCTCGGGAATGCCGAAGTAGAAGACCGGACGGCTCTCAGCCTTGCGCTTCGCCTCAACAAACGCAATCGTGTAGAGGCTCTTGCCGTTACCAGGTTGACCAGTGATAAGCGTCAGCATGGTGCCCTCACTTCTGAACCATCTTCCGGATCGAGCCACCGCTCAACCCAGACAACGACGCACGGATACCCAACGTCGTGAGGATCATGTTCATGGACGTCCCCACCTTCAACACGCCAAGGATGCCAACGACACTCACAGACGAGATGGAACCAATACCGTTGACGTACTGCATGAACAGCGTCTTCATGCCACTCATCATCGCGTCAACACCCGTGAACATCACGAAGCCGATACCGAGCGCGACCAGGACACGACCCACAAGAGACACGCAGGCCTGCGCGAGAAAACCAACAATGGCCGAAGCCAACAGAGCGGCGAAAGGCATTTAGAAACTCCCCTTGAGCATGTACGCGCAGAGCATCAACGTGCCCAGCATGTTGAGATAACCGAGCAGCTTGCCGATGTCACACAACGGCGTCGTATCGATGTGAAGACTCCAAGCACCACCAGGCAGAGAGAGGGGAACATCGATGTTCCCGAGACACTGAGCAGCAATACCCATGTCATCGACGTTCGACAGCTTTGAGCTGAGATCAACCTGGTCAGCTTTACCAGGCGTAGGCAACTGGCCTGCCATCGGATCCTGGCCGTTGGCCAACTTAGAACCGAGATCCGTAGAGTCATCGTGCCTCTGCAATTCACAGCGAGTACTCCACTGCTGTTGAAGAATCGCGCAGCTGATCGCGTCGCCAGAACAGCTAGGAGCCGCACTGCAATCAGCCCCACCTGAAGCGGAGTCGTCCTTGCACTGGACGGCGTTCGGGTTCTGCGCGCAATACTGCTGTTGCGGCTGTGACGTGCTGGTTGTACACGTATCGTTGGTTGCGGGGCCGCTCGCAGACGGTGCACTAGCGGCAGCGATCCGCATCGACCCGCACACAACAGTCCGACCACCACCACCGACCACAATCGTGGTCGTGGTACAGGTCTGACCATCACACGTCGTTCTAGACGTTGAGGTATCAGGTGGAGTACCAGCTGGGGCGCTGGCATCCGTACCACCAGGCTGCGTTGTCGTTGAACCATTGTTAGTGGAAACCGAGCCACCAGGCACGGCAGGCGAGCACACGTCAACACCATTGACCTGGCCGTAGAAGCGCCCCTGAGCGGCGCACACTTCGGGAGAGGGCGGCAATTTCTTCAGATCCGTTGCATTGGACATATCGACATCCAATGTGATCTGCGGCCAGTTGGTCATGTCACATGACTTACCGCTTGAAGCACCAGCTCGCCCACCCGACGTGTACCCCGTCACCGAATTCGGATTCGGGTACGTCACAGTCACACCACCCGGATCGTATTGGCAACCCTTGATGCAAATGTAATCAGGCGCACTACCTTGCGTGGACGACGTCGTGTAACCAGCGCCGCGATATTTGTTCATCAACGAGGCATCGGAGCAATTCTGCGGCGGCGGTGTATTCGACTTACACGTCCCATCGGCCTGCATGGTGTAACCAGACGCACACGACGACGAGCGAGAAACCACCCACGTCCCAACCGTCGAACCATCACTACGCATCATCGGACAACTGTAAGTCGGCGGGTTCCCACCAGAAATCTGAGTTACACCACCGGCATGAGTAGCACCATCACCTGTTGCATGCCAATACGCATTGTTATTAGCGACAGCAGCATCGCAAGCCGATTGAGGGCTAGCACCAGTACCGGGACCACCGTAACCAGTATCAACGGACCACAAAAAGCCGTCCGAAGACGACTGGCTAAAAGCCAACGTCGGGCCAAAGACAAGCGCTAAAGCCAGTAGCACACGAACCGGGCGGAGAACGGTCCAAATGCGCGCAGGACGAAAGAAAAATGACCAGGGCATAGCTCACCACCCTCACGAGAAAAGAATCCATCCAGCACCCGCTATCGCGATGAGAACGAAGTAGCCTTCCATGTGCAGCTCCAATAAAAACGGGGACCGAAGTCCCCGCGTCTTGCCAGGCACGGGGAACATGCCCCGCAACATCACTTGATCGGCTTGCGAACCCAGTTGTAGATCGCGACCACACCAGCCAGACCGAGAATGGCCGCACCGATCAGGCCGATCGCGGCAACACCAGTACCCAGCAACGACACAGTCGACGAAACATCCACGCCCGTCGTATCAGCCATCGCCGCACCCGAAGCCCCAACAGCGCCAGCGACCGCAGCAACCTTCATCAGATTCACTTTCATTTCCCTACTCCTCTTCACGTTGATAAATGACCCGCACTGCGGATCGAAACACGAAAGCGAGCGCCCATAGACCGAGCATCGCGCTTCCAATCAGCGCACCGTCGCTAGCAGACAGCGGCGGCAACGCATGCAACAGCGTGACCTCATCAGCAGTCAGCAACAGGTAACCCGTGCACGACGTTGCAGGAGCGCTATCCAGCTGCAACTGACCACTGACGATTTGCACGCACTGAGCCATCACCGCCCCTTGATCGCAACCAGGTACTTCTGCGCGAAGCGCTTCCGATCAAGCCGCCGAGCAGCTCGAACACACCCGAGACAGGCCAAGAGGCGGAGCAACATCACTTCGCCTTCTCGCCTTCAACAACGCGCTGCAACGGAACGATCTGCGTGCAGACCTGCTGATCGCCATCCTGCTTGCCGTTGCTGGTCACAACCATGTTCAGCTCCGCAAGGAACGGAAACGGGTTGTTGATGATCTTCTTCACCACCTCGGAGTCCTGGCACTTGATCGCCTGCGTGAAGCAGCCCTTCGACCCCTCGCCGCGAAGCTCCACATCGGCGTAAATCGTGCCGGTGTCCAGCTGCTTCCCATCCATGTTTCCCACCCACGTCTTCGCACCGCGAACGGTGACGCGCGCCTTCAGTTCCATTGCTCACTCCTCAGGTTTCGGCACAGGGTCGTGCGTGCCATACACGTGCCTAGCCAAGGCAGTTTTTTGCAGCTGCGCCGGAACGCCCTGACGGCGGATCGCTACGACGAGTGCGGCGAAATCTTCGTTGGTGGCGCGCAGCTCGTAATCCACGGTGGGACCGAACTGCTGCTTCATGTGGGCGAGCTTTCGCTCACGGACGATCTCGTCCTGGTTCTCAAGCGCCTCACGCTGATCGGTCGGCACCCGTTGCGGGTCTGCCGCCATGAAGGCCTCCAGGGCCTTGTACGCACCGGCGAAATACCGGTCGCGCTGCGTCACGATCTCGTGCGGGATCACGCGATCCTTGTTGCCAAACTCAATCTCGATGCGAACCCATTCGGAGTCCTGCTTACCGAGCTGACGACCCTTCTCATAGGCCCGCAACATCTTGCCGTTGACGCGACGGCCAATCTCGAACGTACGACCGCCAGACGCTTGCGCGTTGGCTACACCACTCTCAACGCGGCGGTACTTGGGAATGCGACCACCGGCGTTGAACTCACCGGCGAAATACATCTCTTCCACCTGGTCAATCGTGACCTCACCCTGGCAGAAGTCCAGCGCCAGATCGCAGCGCGTGATGCGCGCATCGAGATCCTGCATCGTGGCGTACACCGCCGCCCAATCATTGATGACGACGCACCCCTGCCCTGACAGGTCTACAAGCATCGTGCCACCGACGCTCTCGCCGCCCATGGCGACGATCCCGAGACGAATCGTCTCGCCATCGACATAGGCCATCAGGTCGTGGCTGAACTCATAACCCCGGAAGCCACGCACGCTCGGCTTCATCGTCACAGGGATCGAAAACCACAGGTGAAAGTACTTCCGCAACTGCTCCAGCGCGTCGCCGACGCTGCCATCCGGCAAGAACGTGAACCGAAGCCAGTCCACGATGGCGCCTGCCTTGCGTTGAGCACTTTCCCCCCGTATTACCGGACGGGGGGAAGCGCCCGCGCGCCGCGCGTCCGTCGCTGACGCTCCGTCCTCCTGCGCACGAGCGCCCTCCTCCACGGCGTTACGTGAGGAAGCGCCATGCACTGCATACGCAGTGCTGGAAGGATCGAGATGACGAGCTGGGGAGGGACGGAGGCGCATCAGCGTGCGCCCTCAGAACGGAATGCCATCGGTTTGAGCAGCGAGCTGCTCGGCGCGACGAGCGAGAAGAAACGTGGAAAGAAAAGGAACATCCTCCCACCGCACAACCGAACCGCCACGACAGTGGATTTCGTACCCGCGCTCAACAACATCGCCTCGCATGCGCCAGTGCTCACAGGAACCGTGAAACAGGCAAGCCGACTCCAACCCTTCGACCCAGACGCGCTTAGACAACATCGTTTACCCCCTGCCCGGTTAACCGGTTATATTTCGTCTAAATCCACGTTCCGTGAATCCACGGACCGTAGATTAATCCACGGACCGTGGATTAACAAGAGGGGTGTCGACCATGAAAAGCGTGAAGTACCTAGATGCCGTGATCGAGCGACACGGCCTGAAGACTGACAAAGCACTCTGCGAGCACATGGGCTGGTCGCACAGCGCAGTGAACAATTACCGGAAAGGCCTGCGAATCATGGACAACGAGCAATGTCTGCGCGTTGCCCTCGAGCTGGGCATGGAGAACCCGCTGCCGATCATCATGGCAGCAGACGCTGACCGCGCTGAAAGAGCTGGCCAGCGGTCCCTGTGGGAAGTTTTTTCGCCGAGGATGGCGCATAGTGGCCTGGTCACCCTCCTCGTTGCGCTGGGCCTCGGTGTCACAAATTTTGTGACACCCTCACCCGCCGAAGCCGCACCGTTGAGCCATTCGAGGACTCAACCTATTTGTGTTATGTAA